TCGGGTAAAGTCCCAAAGGTAGCCACTTTCAAGGGCTCCACGAAGCTTAGCTTCGTAACCTTCTGGGATTTCATACCCTCTAAAGGTGCTGTTTTTCAGCAGTCTTCTAAAATCTCGTACAAGCAGTTTCTTCCTAGAGACTGGGTCATTCGGATTATCCGACTCGTAGACGTAACGTCTAATGAACCATCTCGAAAGTTTATTCAACTTGTGCGGAAGTTCTTCGAGATCCGATTTAAGATACAGATCTAAACCGCCGAGGTGCTTCGGAAGAAGCAAATGGTAGTAACTACCAGTTCCTTTGCGGGGGAGCAAAGCTCCCATTCGCTGTATAAAACGGTCTCTTATAAGTTCCTTCCTCTTCGGAGGAAAAATATCCTCAGGGAGGTAGCGCAACTCCGCTGAAAAGCCTAAGGCTTTTCCTATTGCAGTGTTTTTCTCGTTACGAGATTCACCTGCTTTAGTTGCGGGGGATAGCAACCTTACCTTGAAGGATTCTACCCAACAAGAATCTAAGTGATTCGTATACACTAGAGGCATGTTTCTCTTACCTAAGGTAAGGAGGGGCTTAACTCTTATGAGTTTCTCCGTATATTTCCCTATAATAGAGTATATACCATGCTTATCTGGTGATAACGAAGATCCCAGGTCTTGGAGGGTACTGGACACTAAGTCCAGATATTTTCTTGGGCCAATTGCGGTAAGATCGTCACCGCCAATATGCTTGAACTCCTCAGGAGTTTCTTGCACCTGGTAGGTGTAGTCTGTTTTCGCAATGTCACAAGCAATCAACTGATGCAACATCAGTATCGATTTCGTGATAGGTTCCCCCATCATAGCCCCCCTCTTGGATAAGATTATCTCACCATTAGGGAGTACTATTTTTCGGGGACCGATCATACCAATTACGGTATCGAGGGCAGGAATTTTAAATTCCGAGTTAATTCCTTTAAGGATTTCCCTTGATACTTCGAACGGAAAATGATCCGTAGCGGCCTTAAGGTCGCTGAACAAAACTTCAAGTTTTGCCGGATCCTTGAAATCGGGTACCTGACCTATCATAGACCAGGCCTGATTCTGTCTAATAAAAGCATCTCTAATGCCATAGATACTTTGGCAGATGTCATTCATTAAATGAGCGACGGGCTGTTGTATTATACTCAGCCACCATTCTGCCACTGTAATAATCCGGCTCTTGAAACCGGGTTCATTGACAGTAGAGACTCTTACTAGAGGAGTATGGTCTTTGACCTCCTCCTTATGAAAAAGATATGCAACTGATACCAGTTGCTGCCCCAGGGCTTCGTCGAAACCCTGTACGCAGACATTAGGTACAGTGATGTATAAGGCTTCGCCTATAACATCACCAAAGTTGTATGTCTTTTTGTAGTACATATCCGGTCGCGCCTCAGGCGTTGTCTTCTCATCGAAGTCTTCAACCGAATATTTAATAAGGTTACGCCCTCCTTCGACATAGTCGTAGTTGGGCTTATCCCTACACCAATGCCTCCATCTCGGTTCCCCTTTTGGGCACTTAAGTGTTCCGAAAGGAGTTTCGACCGTTTCATCATGATCCGGTACGAGATTGAGGTATCTCTTAGCCACAGCCTTTACTGCCTCTGCTTGACCGCCCTCCTTTATGGAGGTCGATAACTCGCCAGAGGAAGCTAGGGACATGTGACTTTTTCCAATAGGAATTTTGGATTGTGACCGGACAAAGTAAGCGTACTTCTGAGAAGTATCGAATACCTTGGCAAGGAAACCCTTATAGGGCTCCTTGTATTCCGTTGTCACCGTTATCTTAAATTCCTTTATGGCAGCCTCTTCGGTAACTTGGTTTCCGGGAGGGAGCTGTCTCGAAGAAACTAAATGAGCCAGAAGATTATCCCTTAAGGGATTTCTCTTTCCGCTCATTAGTTCCTTTATTTCTGGAATCTCATAGAGAACAGAAAATAAGCCTACAACCGGCTCTACCTTCTTTTCATTCTGAGCTTGAAGCAAAGTTTGTCCGAAGGCTTTCCATTGCTTGACAACGGAGAGTTGGTTGTATTGCATAAATGAC